TCAAACTCAGACAACACTTTGTCGTAGTCAGTCTTAGTAGGAGGGGCCTCCTCAATAGCCTCATCAGCCTTTGCAACTGGGGCTTCCTCTATAAACTCATCAGCCCTCTCAATAGGCTCATCAAGCTTCTGTGCTGTGGATGTAGGTTTAAGCTCCTCTACTTCTTTTGTAGCCCTTTTAAGTATTTCATCTGCTTCCTTAGCTACTTTAGATGTAGGAACCACATCATCCCAAAAGCGTCTAGTGACTGCTGAAGCAATACCGCCCCAGCCAAACCCTAAGCGTCTTAGAGGGTTATCTGCAAGACCTCCTCCAACGAAGCCTAATCGCCGCAGGGGGTCTTCTGCATCTATGAAGGCTCCACCAGCCTGTTCGTTATATGGTCGCCCCGTCATCTTGTCGATGCGCTCATCAGGCTCTTTAGGTGCTTGCGGGACATCTTCTACTACACCACCAATAGCACGCCCTAAACGCCAATCATCTTCATCTTTACGATACGGCTTATCTTCTAATTTAATGTCATAACCAGCGGCATCTCCGAGCCGTCCTGACCACCCTACAAAATCCTTTAGAACAGGAAAAGCCCTCAAGGCGTGTGAACCTGCACCCTTAATGTCACCCTGCGAGAGATTACGACCTATGCCATAACCTCTCTCTACTCCTTCACCTATAAAGCTAACAGCAGGCACAGCACTTTCGACTACTCCACTACCATAACTTATACCCTGTATCATTCTTACTGCTTTATCTATATGCCAAGGCACCCAGTTGCCAGAAAGCTCCAAAGATTTTTTCAATCCCTTAACTGATATAAAATCAGTCATCTTACCTTTATCATCATCATAGGTTGGCTTTGCCCACTCTCGCATTTGACTTACGCCACCATATATAGTAGTTAAACCAAGCATACGAAGGGCCAAGGCAGCATCACCATTGTCGATTCGCTCCGCCAATGCGTTTGTCTGTGAACTTTTAGCCTGCGCCCACGAAGCAAACTGACCGAGCGACTTTATGAATGGGTTGTTTGATTGAGCAAACAAGAGGCGGTTTCCGACTGATGGGATAATGGCGTCTCTGTTGGCAGATCTTAGTCCAGCCTTGTCCAATATGTTTCGTGCATCGCCTGCATCGAAGGCTTCTTGAACCGTTTTATATTTCTTTATAACATCAAGATCTTCTACATACAAACCAAGCTGATCTAGTTCTGATCGATTGGCCTTTGTTAGCTTCCCCTTCTTTGTAGCTAACTTAAAGGCTCTATTGACGCCTGTATCAAAGGCGAAGTCTCTGGCAGTATTGGTGAGGTGCTGTAGGCCCACAGCCTTAAAGAACTTCCTATTATAATTAGCTATTCGACGGTGATCCATATTAAGAGGATCGCCGCCTTTAATCGTCATAGCAGTAATCTCTTTCTCGAAACCATCGTTGTAGCGAAAGTTCGCCTGCTTTGAGAAACTAATTTTATTTGGGTCCGCCTTCTGTAGTAAGGCTCTTGACGTTGCTCCAAACCCACTATTTTGAAATGGTTGAATAAGATCGCCCAAGCTTGTAATAGAAACGCGAGTCAAGAACGACATATTAGCTAAAGCAGTAAACCCTGCAACAGCCCTTGATGCCCTTTCATCAACCCCGTGGTCTTTCTGATATAGGCCCCAAAAGCCGTCTACTGCATTAACAATTTGCCTTCTATATTGTTGTTCAAACCTTTCTAAGTTGGCCCCGTGGAAAGCCTTTTTCACATCTTTTAGGGCCTCTATAATTAACTCGCCCTCTGCACCAAACTTCCGAGCAAAATCCATAATCTTAATAGACTTTTCTCCGTAAGTCTCTACAACTTCTCGTGCATTCATATTTAAGAAACCAGCCTTCGCCATTATAGCTGATGCCTCCTTATCAACAAGCTGACGTTCCCACTCAAAGTGTTGAGCAAGTGGTCTAAAGGTTCCATCACTATCAAACATACTCTTATAAAAAGTCGCCTTTTCTTGCTTGCCTTTCTTTGCTGTTATACCCCGAAGAGAGTCCGAGAATCTTTTGGCAGTTAGGCTTGATCTGCTTTTTAAAAACGCTATCTCCTCCTTTAAGGACTTAATGTCAGAAAGAACACTCTTTTCTTTTGTTACCTTTCCCTTTTCTAACTTCACCAGGGTAGACTCAAGCTGGCCTATTCTTCTGCTAAGGCTTTCCTTTTCTAACTTTACAGCCTCTGTTAGTCTCGGAGTGTCCGCCGGGGCAGTTAGACCTTGGCGGTTGCTTTTTAAAGATGCTATCTCCGTCTTTAAAGCCTTAATGTCAGGGTCAACCTTCGTGCCAAGCTTCGTGTCAAGCTTCGTGCCAACCTTCATTGGAGCTTGAAGCTCACCAAGGGTAGACTCAAGCTGGCCTACTCTTATACTGAAGTTTTCCTTTTGCTTCTTTATAGCCTCTGTTAGTACCTCTAAAAAGCCTTCTTCATTCTTTGCAATAGCCTCGAAGTCCCATAACTGAGCCATGCCATAATCATCTAGCTCCTTAAAAACAATGCCTGAATCATCCATACCCCCTTTAATAATATTTTGGTGCTTCCGCACCAGGGGGATAAGACGCCTAACTTCCTGAACCTGTTCGCTTGTAAGCCCTTCAGCGGAACCATCAAGCCCTTTGTAGCCTACTTTAATATCCTGTGCCTTGACAAAGCCACGAAGCCGTGCTCCTACAACCTTTTCAACTTGTATGTCATTGAAAGAGTCTCCGAAGATAGCTCGTATTTGATTAACATACTCTCTTGTATGTCTAGAGATTTGATCTTCTAAGCCCTGATGAGGGCCTCCTACTGTGCCGAACATCATCTTACCAATAGCCTTTGCCCAACCGCCCATAGCATCCATTCGCATGGCCGTTCCTCCAGCCGTAGCAATTTTAGCCTCCCTATGAAGAAACTTACTTGCTACGTCATTAACTACCTCCATAGCACCTTCCTTGTCGAAGTCGGTAAGCTTACTTCTTTTGAGCAGTGTCGCCCAATTACCAAGGCCAGCACCGGCTACCATCATGCCAATAGTTAAGGCATCATCATCTTCGTCACCAAGTATCCCGCTTACTGCATAACCGCCCACCGCACCCATAATAGGTCGAGTAGGCTCAAACACTAGAGTCTTTAAAATACCCCTTGTTAATTCTCCTCGCTCAGATAAATCTTCGGCTACCTTTAAGCTGTTTTCTTTAATAAGCCTGTCCATCCGTAGTGTCTCTAGAAGAACTTTCTCTCGTTCTGAACGTCTTCCAAGCTCCTGCTCGTTTATGCTTTTCTGTATTTCAGCCTTCTCTGCTTTAGTCGTCGCCTTCTTTTTTTGCTTTCGTAACTTCTTGATTACAGCCCCCATCTCCCTACTTTTTTTCCACCTAGAAGTAAAGGAGGGCATGGCCTGTACCTCTTCCTGTACAGAAGCTGATACAACCCTTTTGGCGGCGGCCTCAACATTCACAGCTTGTTCAGGTGTGATAGGTATGCCATCTTTAGGATCTATATCTATTTTGGTGGGCTTAACATCCTTTACGGCGCTAAGAACTTCTTCTCGTGCTTCTGCGCTTATTTTCCCTGCCAGTTTAGCAGAGATAGCGCCTGCTGCGCCTCCGAATACTGTGGCGAATCCGACGCTAATGGGGTTGATTTCTCCGTAGATCATCTTCTCTCGCAAGGCGGCATCACCTGCTGCAACGCCACCCGCTGTGGCAATAGAAGCAATCTTACCGGCCTTAGCTACTTTAGTCCAAGGCACAAGCCATGTAACAGGATCAAAAACAGCGACCCCTATTCTGCCTGCTAGTATAGTGGCATCTTCTTCGGTTTCTTGCAAACCTTCGAACTCTGGGTAACGACGGAAAATGTCTTTCTGCCGCCGATCTTCAATATTGGATAAGGCTTCACTAAAGGATTCATCTTCGACAGAGCTGTCCATAAGAGCCTTTCCATAGCGCATAAGATTGCCACCTATGGTAGTCTCTTGTTCAATACCATAGGCTAGCTTACGTTCAGTATCTATTTCTTCTAAATCTACAGCTTCTTCTTCGTCGTCGATAGTTCCATTAGCTGCGTTGTAGTCCGCTACCGAAACAGTAGTAAGACGATTTAAATATTTAGAAAGGTCGCCAAAACCTTCGGTCACGGGTGAAGGAGGGGGTATTTTTATTTTACCTTTTTCTTCGTCTTCTTCCATGCTATGCTAATCCCCTTCCTTAGCTTCTAAATACTTTTTAGTAACAAAAGCATTCATGTCCCAATCTAAGTCCATAATTTGGGGAAGATCCTGTAGATTATCCCTAAAATATTGTGCATAGGTGTTGATACTCTCTAAACCAGTATCATAAGGTGAGAATAGACTAAGGGCGAAATCTCTAATATTAAGATATTCTTCTGACGGTTCAATACTTTGTTTAAACACATCTAATTCTCTATCATCCATTCTACCCCCCGCCCGTGCTTTCTTCCACCATCTACCCGCCCAACTGCCAAAATCATCTTCGTCTTCAAATTTCTTAAATTTCTGGTGCCTCGATGGCATCCCGGAATTTATTATAAGCAGCTCATCGTAAACTTTGGTGCTTAAAGACTTTCTGGCGTCCGAACTCGGATATTTTTCAAGGGCCTCTTTTGGTGTAAGATCAGGGTCAAATAATTGAGCCGCCGCTACTGCACCTTCTTCCATTGCAACGTAGACCTCTTCTTTTTTCTGCTCCTTTTCATAATTCTCAAGATATTGCTTCGCGACCACAGGAAGTTGAAAGCCCTTATAATTTTGTTCCTTAGCATCTTTCTTCATCTGTTCAAGATGTGCTATAACTTCTTCCTGCGACATGCTTACTTGCATTTCCTTAAACTCCTTATTAAAGTCTGTGAGAGCATCACCCTTTAATTCTTCCATCGTCCCTGCACGCCCCTCCCACTCAGAATTATTAAGCTGCTGCTGGCTTTCCAATCTTTGAGAAGCTTCACTTCCCGGCTGATATAAATTTCCGTAAACCACCATCTGCTTACCTCCCTTCAAACCAAGCCATTCCCGCTCGCCTGTCTGATAAACCAAACCTTTAGATCTTTCTGCTATCGCATTAGCTATCAAAACATCTGTTGTTATAGGATTATCAGATGCATCTTTAGGATTCTTAGCTCTTGCCTGTACAACATCTTCAGCTATCATCCTATAAAAAATATCAGAATCTTCAGATATTTGATAATCGGGAGAAGATAAAGTTGCTACCATGTCTAACCCTTTTGCTACAGCTTCTTTATCTACAACACCATTAACATCTGTATAGGCTGCCTGCATAGCACTAGCCATTGCTGGCGAAATGTTATTTTTAGCTATTTTAGTTAGGTTACCCTGTACACCTTCTCTAAGTGCTGTATCACCACCAAAGTACTTAATCGCTTTTTCGGTATAACCCGTAGCATGTGCGCCTATTAAAGCCTTATGACCTGCATTAAGCGCATCATAAAACAATCTTGGGTTATTCTCGTAAAGCAGTGCATATTGAACGTCCGGCGGCTCTCCTTTATAAATCTCATCGTTAGCAAAAAGTTCTGAAACCTGATCCCTTCTGTTATGATTTATTTCTGTAGTAGTTTTTGCCCTTGCTATGGGAGGAATAATCAGTTTCTTTACTGTGTTCCCATCCTTATCTTGCCCCACCATCCAGTGACCGCCCTCGGCGCTTCCAACCATTGTAGCACCCATAGGAACCTTTTCTCCTATAACTAGCTTTTCTTCACCTGTCTCTGTATCTATACTATATCTCCATATATGCCCCCCTTTAATTATTGGTGCCTTGTTAGAGAATTTCCTATATGACACATTAGCGTGGTCTTGAACAAGCTTTGCAGCATAGGCAGCATTTCCAGTTCTCTGAACTGTATGATCATATAAATGTTTATAATCTGTATCAAAGTTATCTATCTCTGCTCTAAGCGCCTCCGCCCTATCTGCTCGACCCTCTTGTTTTGTCTGGCCGTCAAACATATTTGTAACACCACGAACAGCCCAATCTTCTATACTTGTGGGCCTCCCATATCGCTTTTGAACACTTGCTTTATAGGTCTTAAAGTCTTGCAGTTTAAACGATTCCTCATACTTAGCATCAAAATCAGCGCCCCATGTCTGAGCCTCCTGCCGCATACCTGCCAGTGCTTCTGGCGGAATAACCCCGTCCCAATTCGGCCCTTTAGTTGCCGAGTACTGCTCTCTCACCACCGCCTCAAGTTGATCGTACCGCCAAGCAGAAGCATTATTATAGCCTTCGTCACGCATGCTACCGTGTAATTTCTGATGCTCCTCACCCTCCGCATAGGCCAACTTATATTTAGCCCTGCTTGCCATATCAAACTCTTTATCCATAAAGGTTTCAGCCTTTCGAGCAAGAACCTTGTTGCCTATATTAACAGCAATACCGCCAGCGGTACTAAGAAGTTGTTCGCGTCTAGCTCTCTTCTCCTGCTCACGCTCTCTTCGCCTACTGTCTGCGTGCTGTTCATCTTTTCGCGCAAGCAACGACATACCTAGCTCTTCAATAGACATATTCTTTCTATTCCTTTAAACGGGAGGAGCCATTAGGCTCTGTGGTTGTTTCTTCTTTGGTTCTTCTTCGGGTGGTGCCGAAGGCTCTAATAAGCTTTTAGGGGCAGGGGCCTCATCTAATCTCGCCAGTACCTGTGCGGGTATAGCCGCTTCAGGGATCTCTTTAGTCTGCCGAGCCTTCCGCAGCTCTTTCATTTTCTTTTCGTCGTACTTAATACCCAAAAGCTCTTCGTTTTCTGCAGCGTCTTCTTCTTCGCCTCTATAGATTACAAAGTCTATATCGGCCCTCTCAGCCAAAGCCATCAGCATGTAAGCTAGCGGCTCTGCTAAGATCATAAGGAGATCAGGGTTCCATTTACCCTCTGAAAAGCCTTTGAATAATAGGCCCTTCGTTATGTCCATTAGAGGGTAGCCCTCGGCAATGGCACCCATTAAAGGGATATAGGTTTCTTCTTCTATAAGCGTTTCAAATATATACTCACAAGCCTCCCCTACATTAGTATACTCTGGAGCCTTTTCAAATGGGAATGGCTGATCAGGGTCATTTGTTAAAGAAGATCCTGGCATAGGTCTGTCCATATTTGATAGATGATCTACATAGTCTTGATTAAGTTCTTGATTCATCATGTGTTATGCCAACCCTAGTGCTTGGTTGGCGGCCATTAAAGCCCTGTACTGTCCATCAACGTGTGCATAAAGACCCCACGAGCCTTGATTTTGTAATCCCTGCCTCTGTTCCAGCAAAGTCGGTATCATCACAGTATTGTGTGCCATGACGTCATTGACGCTAACTTGTTCCAGTAACATAGGAGTGCCTCCTATGGTTTGGGCTGGCGGCGGCTCTTCTTGGTATACGAGGGGTAAAAGATCATTATTAATATTCGTAACCGCTGAGATTAAGCCAGGGCTGTCGTCCCCAGTAAGCGCATACCTCTCCTTTGTGACATCCCAAGCCCCTTGAGCTATCATCTGTCCCGTACCTGGGGGCTCGACAACAGCCGGCGCCGTTACGCTGTTAGCGACTCGATTCTTTGCTTCTCTTTGAATGTCGGCTCTGATATCTTCAGGCGACATCAGGCTATCGATCCGCTTGGGCGGAGTCAGAGCATCCTCAGGTAGCCTCCCATCAAGCCCCCTGTACATACCCTTGTAGGGGTTTTCTGGCACAACAGGCGGGGGAGTCGGAGCAGTCGGAGCAGTCGGAGCAGTCGGAGCAGTCGGAGTAATCGGGGCAGTCAAAAGTGAGGTTCCTTCTGGTACTACAATGTCTCCCCAATTCTCAAGTTTAATACCCTCAGTTAGACCAACATTTGCTCTAGCTAGCTCCTCTATAGGCATTCCAGTAGTTTTAGATATATCTGCTAAGGTTCTGCCTTGCCCCATTATAGGCTTACCTCTTAATGCGGTTATAGGCTCAAAGGCATTAGAAAGATTTTGTCCGAACCTTCCAAAAACACCTTCCTCTCCTAAACCTAGAGATGTTGGTGCTCCTACAATATTTACTCCTGCTTTATTTAAGCCCCAACTAGCAAAATCAGATATGCCCTTAGTAATGCTACTAAAAACACCTCCTGCTGTCCGCACAAATATTTCGGCACCCTTCACAATCGAGCCAGCAGCCCGTAAGATAGCATGAGTGCTTCCTAAAAGGCCCGTGCCTGCCGTTGCTGCCGCCGTGCCTGCTGCCGTGCCTGCTGCTGCCGTTGCTGCTGCCGTTGCTGCTGCTGTGCCTGCTGCTGCTGTGCCTGCTGCTGCTGTGCCTGCTGCTGCTGTGCCTGCTGCTGCGGTGCCTGCTGCTGTGCCTGCTGCTGCTGTGCCTGCTGCTGCGGTGCCTGCTGCTGCCGTGCCTGCTGCCGTGCCTGCCACCTGACTCAACCCCGAAAGTAAGGCATTACCAATCGCTGGGAGTATGAAAAACATAGCAATCTGACCTACGATGCCAATCTTATTCATAAATTTTCCAAACTTTTTGAAACCACTCTTGATGGCCCTTCCTATCCTTTTAAAGAACTTTTTCATTATTCTGTACTCCCCTCCCCAATACTTGACGTACCTTTAAATACGTTCTCAATAATTTTAGCTACAGCATTAAAACTTGTTTTACTGTCTTTAGAGGCTATACTGTCATTAGATAAAGCAGTAGCATACAATGACGTTTTACGTTGCTGATCATTCTCATACTTCTGTTTCACATAGTTTGCCTCATCCCGTAGCTGTTGCCACAAGAAGGACTGCTCCGATGCCGACATATTAAAGGCCATCTGCGCGTTCTGCTGATTCACAGAATTCTGTGCAGCCGTGTTAATCAAATTTGCATTCCTTCGCCACTTCGTATTAGACTGCTCAATCGCTTGAGCATTGGACGCATTCCACTGATCACGGCCCAAGTCCATCTGTTCATTAAACTGAGATACTTGTGTCACTAGCTGATTATTAAACTTATTAGCATCTAGGGAATTTCCGGCAGCAATAGCCGCCATTCTATTCTCTTCGGCTGCATTAAACTGCTGCATCGCATTGCCTTGCTGTGCATTAAACTGCTCCATCTGATTAGCCATAGTTGTATTAAACTGATTAATTTGATTCTCCGAAGTCGCATTGAATTGCCTACTTGCATTCTCAGAAGACTGATTAGATAGAAGCCGTTGCTGTGCTAATTGAATATCTATTACCTTGCCCTGCTGCTCATTACTTAGATTAGCCATATCCATTTGTAAGAAATTATTAGCGTTAGTAATAGATAACTTGGTTCTTTGATCTACCGCTGACAAATCAAGGTTCGCCATAGCCGTAGCGTTCTGCATAGCTGCTGTTTGTCTTGCGTTAAAGTCCGTTACGGTCATGCTTTGCATAAACTGACTATTAGCTAATTGAGCTTGCTGATTAGCGTCAAACTGTTTAATATCTAGATTAGCATCAATCTGTGCATTAAACATTGCGGCTGCTTGCTCGTTACTTAGGTTAGCAAGCCCCATCTGTTGCGCGAGCTGTGCATTTACTTGTCCTGCCTGCATTTTCTTTTCATAAACTTGAAGCTCTACAACATTCTCAGCCGACATACTTTCTGAGTCGGCTTGATTTTTAGAATGAAGATTGGCTAAACTTACCTTTTCTTCCATGCTCAGATTAGCCAGATCTGCTTGTTGCAGAAGTGCTTGATTTTGAGACATAACTTGAACTTCCGTATTAAGATCCTGCATACGGAATCTATTATCTTCAGTAAAGTTAGCAGCATCGGTGGCTGCTCTCTCTGAAAGTTCTGCGAGTTCCATTTGTTGCTCATTACCTAAATTAGCCATGTCCATATTCTGCGCCATCGCCGCATTAGTTTTACGGAAATCTACAAGAACATTAAGATTTGCTAATCTCATTTGTTGATCTGCTGTCATGTTAGCACGAGAAGTGGTATTCCTTTCAGACAGTTCAGATAGTTCTACTCTTAATTTAGAATCAAGATTCACTTCTTCCATACGTTGATCAAGTTCAGCTTGGCGCACTGATCTAGCTACTTTTTGATTAAGCTCTTGCATCCTGAACTGATTGTCTGCTGTAAAGTTTGCAGAATCTGTAGCTGATCTGTCTTGCAACATAGCAAGTTCCATCTGCTGTTCGTTGGACATATTAGCCATATCCATCTGTTGAGCAAACTGTGCATCAGTTTTTCGGAAGTCTATAAGGGTTTGAAGCTCTACTAAGCGTTCTTGATTTTCTGCGGTCATTGTATCTTTAGAGGCCGCATTCATTTCAGACACACGTTGCATTTCAACCTGTAAAGCAGGAGGAAGGTTAGCCTTTTCCATATCCTGATTTAAATCTGCTTGGCGCATAACTTTAGCAATTTGAGCATTATACTTAGTTAAACGCCCTTGCTGCTCTGCATTCATGGTATCAGCACCAGCAGCATTCATAGCTTTCAAGTTTGCTAAGTCCATCTGAGCGTTAGTGCTTAATTCAGCTATAGCAGCTTGCTGACGCTGTGCAGACTCCTGCTGTGCTTTCTGTTGAGAAGCTTGAAAAGTAGCTATCTCAGATTGTTGTTTTTGTTGAGCTGTAGTAATAGTAGCTTGTTGGCTAAAAGAGCCTTGCTGTACTTTAATCTCTTGAGCCATAGAAGCCGTTTGAGAAGCAGCAGTCTGACGATTAGCAAGGTTCTGCATACGTACAGTCATAGTATTCTGAGCAGATGCTAAGTTAGCCTGTTGCTCGTTACTAAGGTTTTGCTGTGCTCGCTGCTGTAGGGCCTGTGCATTGCTTTGAGCCATCGGCAGAGCACTTTGAATAATAGCATTAAACAAAGCGTCACGGCCTACTGTAGAGACTGATAAGCCTCTCTGAGCCATCTGCTGCTCTATGGCTGCTACTGCTGGTCTAGCCCACGCAGGAGTATTACCCTCTTCCATACCGGCTAAAAGGTTCTCCATCTGTACAGAAACAAGAGCTTCTTGCGGTAAAGCTGCTACTGCCGCTGTTACTTGTGGATCAGCGCCTTCATCTATCTGAGCCTGTACAGTTGCAGGGTATTCAGAGATTGCAGCAGTAACGTCTTCAGGTATGTCAGCAACAACAGCCAGCATGTCTGCGGCAGCCACTATACGATCTTCACCTGTAACAGCGTTACGAGATGCAGCTTCAAATGTAGGAATACCACCTATCTGTGCAGCATCTCCTTGTGGTGCAGTGCCTGTAATAGCTTCACGGCCTTCTAAGTCCGCTGAAGGAGCACTACCGAGTTCTGTTGCTATACGTTGTGCTGCTGGACCTACCTGTGCTTCTCTTGCTGCGGCCTTAGCATAAGCAGGGATAGCATCTATTTCAGTAGTACCACCTTGAGGAGTGTAATCAGCTCCGTAGGTTTTTGCTCTAGCTTCAGTTTCTGAAGGAGCTTCACCAAGTCTAGGAACGTACTCTTTCTGGGCTTCTATACCTGTTTGAGCTACACGAGCAGCCGCCTTTTTATATTCTGGTAAACCCTCAATCGGGACACCACGCCCCTTAGCGATCTCACGAAGCCTTGCTAATTCCTCTGGCCCAATAGTCTGGCCTGTGCGTGTGTGTGCATCAGGGTCATCTGGCTCAGTAACCGTAAATCTTTCGTCTGTCGTAGCTCCCGTCGCATAATCTTTTGCTTCAGGGCGCTTGGCAGCCTCCATGCGAGCTGCTTCTTCTTGTACAGGATCACGTTTAGCTGCTCTTGCTTGCTCAGTAAGCTCCCTTATCTCGTCTACGATAGCCGCTTCTGGCTTGTCACCAATAGCAGGCTCAAGGGCTATAAGCTCTCTAGCTAAGGCTGCGGGGTAGCCTGCTGGCGGTATCCTGCCATCAGCAAAAGCTTTTTGTAGCTTTCCTGTTGCTACAGCCATTATTTCAGGAGATACACCTGGAGGAGGACTTATATCTTTATAATCGTCTAGTTGTTCTATTCTCTTACCCAACTCCCCTTTTTCTTGTGTTTGGAATGAAGGATCATCGCCGCCACCTTCAGGAATCTCTATACGTTCTCCATTGGGGCCATAAACATATATCATGCCCTCTTTAGGGGGTACTGCTGTATATACACCGTCTCCTCCCGGTGGTGTAGTAGAAAAGCCTTCTGGTATAACGGTAGGAATTTTACCGGCCTTCGCTGCCTCTATTTCAGGTACGCGACCAGGAGGCATTTTAGGCTGTAGTGTACGGGGCGCACCTTCTTTATTTACATCCAGCAAAGCTTGTGCTTCGGCGTCTGCTATCTTTTTTGCTTCGGCGTCTGCTATCGCTTTCAATCGAAGCCTTTCGTCTTCGTCCTTTTTCGCCTGCTCTGCTGCTGCTTTGGCCTGCTCTGCTAGGAGGTCGCGATCCGCTTGGGTAACGAGTTCCGGCGCAGGCACAGGCGGCCCCAAACCGTCATAAATGGGGGCGTCTGGGGAACCCCACGGAGTTGGCGAGTAATGTCTTTCAGTAACATAGTCTCCTTCTGCGGCTCTTACTCTTTTACGCTCTAGAGATCTCTTGACGCTTTTAGTATTGCGACTGCTGCGTTTCTTACTCATCGGTTCTATTTCCTAATAATTAGAGAGCTTTATTATCTGGCAAATAAATATCGTTTGCCCCACCAGGAACCCTTTGGTTCTGTTTCAAATATATATCTGTATTAGCTACTTTTGAAACTTCAGGCAGATAAATATCGTTTACTCCACCTGGAATATTTGCTGGCCCCCCATTAGGAGGATTTAGTTTATCACTATTGTTAGGCTGTACCCCACTCTTTGGATACGGAAAGCCTTCGTCATACATTTTTGGCATTATATATACGCCCCTTATATTTTTTTACAAGCTTCTGAACTGTTGCAGTCTCATAAATTCTAATTAATGTCCACAATAGTGTAAGAAGAGCTACTGTCGGTGGGAGCCAGCCAAACAGGGTTGAAGCCGTTGCCGTCACAGCTATTGCATCCACTAGAGGTTTTGTTGCTTCGGTTTCTATTGACATGCTTTTCTGTGCTCCGATAATATGTTAATGTTAGGATGAAATGGTGCAAGGAGGATACCTGCTGCCCTTTCTCTAGTCTGGCTTTCTCTTACCTTATCGCCCATTAAGGATTCGCTGCGACGTAAGCGTTGCCCCTCGTTATGGCTGCCGTGTAGCTGGTCTTGCTTACAGGCGAGCCTGCTACATCGGGCGTATCGTCATCTGAATCAACCGGGGCATAGAGCAAAATAATAGACAGATGATCTACATTTCGCTGAACCTGCTCGTTGATTTCAGCTTGGGTTGCTCCCGCCTGAACATGATCGGAGGAACTGCCGTTGCTGTTGATGTCCGTAATCAGCGTCACCGAATCGGTAGCCGCTGTTAGCACTTCTGTTACTGTTTGTGCCATGTGTCTATTCTCCGTTACATTTGCATCTAGGATTGGCTTTTAATTCTTCCACTTGTGCAGAAAGTTCTTGGATTGCTCGTACCAGCATCGGCACTAAATTACCCTGCGACAATTGCTGTGTGCCGTCAGGGTCTTCATGCCAGATATTGTTGCCATCAAGAACGTCAGAATGGTCGTCAATAACGGCCTTAACCTCTTGGGCTATAAAGCCGTGATGAGCCTTGCCTTCGCCAAAAATCGGGTCTGAAGAATCAGCATCGTACTGTGGGAGGTCTTCGGCTACTGCGTTCTTATGTTGCCATTTGAACGTAATTGGTCGCAAATCATTCAAAAACGATAAACCGACAGTGGAATCAGCTACATCCTTTTTAAGTCTTGAATCTGAAGCTGCTGCCCATGATGTGTCTGAACCATCTAAGCCAAGAGTAGCTGTTCCGCCGCTGCTCGTTCCAATCCTTACCGTATTTGTGCCAGCTCCGGTGATGCTATTGCCGATAACGATTTCTTGATCTACATCAACAGCACTTGGCCCATTGTTATACCCCAAGGCTATACAATACGACCCCGTTGTCAGGTTATCGTGACAAACAGTGCCAATAATAGTGTTTTGAGCGCCTGTTGATACTGCCAATCCTGCGGAATAACCAATTCCCACGTTATTAGCCGCGGTACTAACTTGTAAAGCATACGTTCCTGCGGCTACATTAAATGCCCCAGTTTGATTTGTTGAAAGCGCAGCAGTGCCTATTGCCGTGTTGTTACTTCCCGTGGTGTTTGCATCCAGAGAATCTGCCCCTACGGCTACGCAGTTCGCGCCGGTCGTATTGGTCTTTAGAGCGGCATTTCCAACCGCCACGTTGTAATTCGCCGTGGTATTTGCTGCTAGTGCATTGTCTCCGATGGCGATCAGTGCGGCACCGCTTGAATTGGCAGTTGCTGCCTGATAACCCACAGCCACGTTATGGCTGCCTGTATCGGTAGCATCTAGCGCCTGATATCCGACCGCAGCATTCCTATCCCCCGTAGTAATCGCCGTACCTGCTTCATCGCCCACAACCACATTGTAATTTCCGCCAGACTCAATGCTATTACCTGCGTTGACGCCTGCTCTGAAGTTTGAGGTTCCTGCGGAAGCCGTGATGATGTCTGAACCATCTGCATACGTTACGTCTGCTGCAAAGTTTACAGCGCCGTCCACGTCTACGATGTCTAGGTTGGCGGTGCCATCAATGTCGATGTCTCCACTGATATCAAGAGAAGCGCCTGTTAACACGCCTGCAACTGCAAGGGTACTAGCCATATCCACAGCGCCATCAATGTCTACAACGTCGAGGTTAGCTGTTCCTGCAACATCTATTGCACCTGAAATGTCTAGTGTAGCTGCATCTAACTCTCCCGAGATTGTTAAATTTCTAACACCTGTATAATCTTTATTAGAATCTAGTATAACTGCTTTAGAAGCCACTGCCGTACCAACTGCTGTACTGCCTATGTCAAGAGCATTAAGCTCTCCGACTACCGCAGTAATACCGTCTAAGGCATTAAGCTCGGCAGCAGTACTAGTAACACCATCTAAGATATTTAACTCAGCAGCAGTAGATGTAACATTTGTTCCACCTATGTCCAGTGTAGTCATTGAGACTTCACCGGCTACTGTAGCTATTCCTGAAGCTACTGTTATTAAATCTGTATCTCCTGTGTGTCCAATAGTTGTTCCATTAATAATAACATTATCAACAGTAAGAGTTGTCAAGGTTCCAAGGCTAGTAATGTTAGTTTGAGCAGCGGTTGTTACTGTGGCTGCTGTGCCACTAGCATTACCTGTAACATTACCTGTTAAGCCACCAACAAACGCTGTTGATGTAACGCTTGTTGCACCTGTTACTACTCCTGCGTCTACATTGATTGTTCCATCTAAAACGATAGCAGAACCACTTGCAGGTGTAAGATTTAAAGCACCAGAGTTTGCTGTAATAGTATTACCATTGACACCAAGATTATCTACTGTTAAGGCTGTAAGAGTTCCAAGACTTGTAATATTTGATTGTGCTGCAGTTGTTACTGTGGCTGCTGTGCCACTAGCATTACCTGTAACATTACCTGTTAAAGCTCCTACAAAGGCCGTAGATGTGATACTTGTTGCACCCGTGACTACTCCTGCATCTACGCTGATCGTACCATCTAATAGAATTGCTGATCCTGCGGCTGGCTCAATATTAATTGCTGCCCCAGAGTCTAGAGTTAATACTCCTGCTGAATCAATATCTACTGTACCGTCTGCTGTTATTTGAATATTAGCGGCTGCGGCTGCTGCGTCAGTTGTTACTATACTTAATGTTCCATTTGTACCTGCTGTAATTACTGTAGTATCACTAGTATCACCAGTCATCGTAATGACTTTACCGTTTATAGCTACATCATCAACTGTTAAAGCTGTTAGTGTACCTACACTTGTAATAGCTGTTTGTGCTGCTTGTGTTACAGTCAAAGCTGTACCCGAAGCGTTCCCTGTAACATTACCTGTTAAAGGCCCTGCAAACGCATCTGCTGTCACAGTTCCGTCAAAAAACGCATCTTTAAATTCTAAAGAACTTGTACCTAAATCTATTTGATTATTTGTGACAGGAGATAATGCTCCGTCACCTATTGTCAATCTACCAGAACCGCCTGTAGCTATAGTAATGACATCAGAGCCTGAGAATGTAATGCTTGTATTAGTATCTCCGTCACCTGCTATACTATCTAATTGTACAGCACCTACGTTACTTAGTGCAGCATCTCCAAAGTCTACAGCGCCTGCTACAGTTAGTGTACCTGATACATCTACGTTACCATTTATATCAATAGTAGTAGCGTTGATCTCAATCTCTGTATCTGATACTAAGTCTAAGACACCATCTGCTGATTGATAAATATAAGTACCTGAATCACCAAACTGAAGTTGGTCAGTACTTGAAAGAAGTAATCCTGTGTCAGCTACGTGTGTAAGAGAAACGTCTTGGTCATCACCAAAGTTTATTACTGCACCATCTGCAAGGAATAAATCACTAAATTCTAATGAGCTTGTTCCTAGTGCTGCTCCATCGGAAGCATCTGGAACAAAGGCTGTGGTTGCTGTAATTGTAGTACCTTGTACTGTACTTGAACCTGTAACAGCTCCTGTGACTGCTAGAGTACTAGATAGTGTAGTAGCTCCAGTAACTCCAAAGGTTCCTGCTACTGTGCCGTTTACATCTACGTCAAGTGTATCAATGTGTGCAGTCCCATCTATAAAGAGGTCTTTAAACTCTAGAGAGCTTGTGCCTAAATCTATATCATTATCTGTTACGGGGGATATAACACCATCAGAAATTCTTAATTGTTCTACGGCGGCACTAGAGACTTCTACAAAGACTCCCCAACGATTATTAGTACTATCTGCAACTATCTTATTAAGGAAATCTAAATCACCAATCGTATGAACATTGCCGCCCTCCGCCGCCGTACCGTCGTGCTGATGCCCTGTCGAGGACGAAGTAGCCGAGTACGTGAAAGCATTAACTAATTGGTTGTATTCGTCATTAAATAGAGCCGCTGTGATTGTATCCCCATCTGCTAAAGAACTCTGTCGTGTATAGGTCTGCGTCATTTATTTATCTCCTGCCTGACGGTGCATAATCTACATAAAAACCATTAATTGCATAGGGTGCTTTTTGATCGTCACTAAAGATTTTAAAGCTACATGTATGCCCACTTCCTTGTACAGCATGTCTGACCATTGGGTCATTACTAGCTCCAAAGGTTGCTGATCCAAAAGTACTGTCTGAATTACCAAATATTGCAGGTAATGGTACATCTATTGTAGAATTTTCTGGTTGGGGTATATTATTATCTTCATAGTCATAACGAACTCGTAGTGTCGGTGATGTGTCCCCTTCTGGGGACATAGATATTCTTATATAGAATAAAGTCTTTCTTGTTCCTATATCCCCAAAATCAAAGTTTGGCGTTTGATATTCTGCTGCAATATTAGTGTCTACTCCTGCTGGTGTGAATATGTCACCATCATCATGTACATAAATATAACCATCTTTATCCCCATGATATGTTTTTTCTACACCATCCTTATTAAAACCAGCTACTAACCCATGAGCCTGTATTCCTAATGTTTCTGACCACTCAAACCCTTCGGGAGTAATAGTGCCTATAATTCCTTTTGATGTTGAAGAAGTCGCTCCCGCTGCTGAATAAAATAAACGATATTGCGATTTGCTTCTTAATACTGTACTACTCACTCTAAATGTGTTTATCGAAGCAGCTAAAGTTCCAATAACAGACTGTATTTGTCTACTAACAGAACCTAACTCAACGTCACCAATACGTGCTGTACCAGCAACTGTACGGATGCCATCAGGACTCAAAAAGACTAGATCACCACCAATCTCCTGAATACTATTACCATCGAGACAACCTACATTCTCTGTGATAGGCGTAACTACAATAGTACTAGAATTATTTATATTCTGTAATTTATAAATCGAGTTAGCACAAAAGATAATTAAGTCCTCACGGAAGCTCTTTATGCCTACCACTTTATCATCTAAAAGAATACTACCAGAACCTGTACTCGTAAAATCATCTATATCACTTGTACCGCTGTAATAAACAGTATTAGGTGATGTTGCTGCTCCAGCGACTACTAAATGTTTATCGTGTATTACACAAAACTTAGGATACTCAGTGCTGCTTACCGTAATCTCTTTACAGAAATAAGTCCTGCTTGATAACGCACTTCCTGTGCCTGTCATCTTAAAGTACATCGGCTTAACACCCGAACCCCTGTCTGTAATAATAACTTCGCCATAGTCTGTATTACCTTCGTAGGTTGTGAAGGTCGCTAAGTCTTGTGAAGTTCTTGCTGCCGCACTACGTCCTGTAAAGGCAGTATAGTCATCTCCGCCAGCAGCAACACTAGCTTTATTTATTTGTAGCCAGCTATCTCCATCTTGACTGAAATAAGCGTTTGTTCCTGAACAAGCAATAACGCCATCAGCATAAACATGAAGCCCTAAGATATCATTACTACTGTTAGGTCTTGTGCCATCTCCGAACTGCGAGAAGCCACTGATACGCCTATAACCACCATCAGGATCGACTTCAAAGTTTTTTAACTTTGTAGCGAGTCCAGGCTGCCCAAGCATTGCAAGTTGATTGAGGTTTGTATTTAAACCTCCTTTACAAGAAAGACCAAACGGTTGTGTGGCTGCCACGTTAAATAAAGCCTATTCTATCGTCTTTAAAATAACTTGGTGTCGGTTCAAGTAGAGTAGACCGCATCATACGAATGCCTTTTTTATAGTCATCTAAGGCGAATGCAGCCGCTTGAGGGTTATCCTTAAACTGCCATATATAGTATCTTGCTCTAGCTGAAAGAACTGTTCTATAAATATCAGGAAATACTATAGTATCTCCGTGAGCAGCTAGCTCTGTTGGAAGATCCCAAGCAAAGAACCAGATCCTATAAACTTGATCAGGTATCGGGCTTAATCCAAAATTTCTAGCATCAGGACTACGAATAACTCGACTCGGAACACCGTATTGTGTCGTATTAGCATCATCTTGATTTTCAGAGATCCGTAGGTAATCCTTCCATTCTTCTGTAGTCGTATACTTAAGATTTTTTATTGTATAAGGAGCGGCCTCATTACTTACCCCCACAGTAGTTAGCATGAAGTTATCCCAGTCTACTGAACCATAATCGGTTGTAATACTAGAACTTGTGGGCTTCAGTTCATACCATCGAGTTCCTGCAACCGTTTCTATATAAGCATTACCATACATAGGATCAGTAGCCCCGCTCTCAGCCGTAGCTAAGAAGGGCCACTGAGGTTCTTCATTTACAATATCTAAATAAGCACGATTAACCGAATCCTTAGCATGTTGCTGTACACCAACAGCACTACTAAAGTTTGAAGAAGTTAATATAACCTCATTCAATTCTCTTAATAACTCATTCGTTAAATTAAGAAATGTTGCCATTTATTACCTTCTATCGTTATACGTGTTGTTATTTACCACCCAGCCTTCGTTGGGATGGCTAGCATATCATTAATAGGTTCTAAGTCCTCTTGTTGCATAGCTTCGGAATAAGCCTTTTCTTTATTAAAAATACGATCATAGTTTTTATCATACTTTTTTTTATCAAAGTTCTTCCTGAAGCGACTATTCTTACTAACAATCGCTTTTCTAAACATTACAGGTTTTTCATCAGAGCCTAATTGAGCCATCTATTAGCTCGCTTGCGTCGTCGTAATACCGTCTTGTACTTTACATGCGCCATCAAGATACCAGTTCGTTCCGTCCGACCACACATGAACATAATCGCCATGAACAGCCTTACTAGCTATTAACGAAATTGTATCGGCATCTGTAACAGTAGCAACATTTCCTGCTGCATCTTCAGGTGAAGAAACATTACCTACAATAATGTTTGCGCTTGAAGCTGTCACAATAGTATGAGAACCTGTAGGTTCAGTAGCACCGACATAGAACCAATACTCAAGCCCAGCCGCAGGCGTTGGTAGAGTTTGGATTCTAGCAGTCGCTGTGTTCATCACAAAACGAGTACCAGACTCAGCAGCCGTAATAGTATTTGCCGCTGTAATTGCCTCTGTATCTGAGGGCTTCTGAACCTTCGTCGCAAGTTCCCGAACATCGCTGGTTCTCGCTGAGTTGCGGCCCGTATCTCTGATATTTACTATAGACATACTTTTTTTCCTTTATTTAATTGTTGAAATGAAAAAAAAGAAAAAAGGGAGCCGAATCCGACCCCCCCTCCTCTTCTCAATTACTAGTCGATACCATAGAATGCAGATACCAGTGCTTCGTCACGAAGTACTTTAGCTCCAAATACATGAAGCCCTCGTACTATATCGCCAAAGGAACTAGGATCACGCATTACTTCAGTACTCGTAATTGTCTGAGCCGTTGCAGTTGAACTGATATGTCCAGCGATACATTTACCAGCAGCGTTAGACGTTGCCGCAATGTTATTCGTTTTGTACATACTAAATCCACGCAACTTACCAGAAGTTACTAGACCATTTCTTATTGAACCTTGACCAGCGTTGTAGTCAACAGACAATAGTTTGGATGCAGTCCCAGATAGAACCTCATAGAATTCAGGTGCGGCTGCGAACCAGCGACCTTCTTCAGGAACATTCTGGTCGTCTAAAAGACGGGCCATATGTGCTAAAACATCTATAGGGTCATGTTCTGACGAACCAAAACCAATGTCAAGATTACCTGTGCCATCAAACGTACCAGCCGCAAGATCAGTAGCACTATCAGAACCTAAAATATGATTAGGGCTGGAAGCAGCTACACCGCTGAACATCGTTGCAAGAACACCTTCGTCAAATGCATCTCGCAATGCATATGCAGCCGAAGATGAGGCAGCTTCACGCCAGTTCACATGAGACATTGAGGCTTCAATATCATCAACCTTGAACTTAAAGGCGTTAGCCGTATCTACAATCAGCGTTACTTCAGCATCAGTCAGTTTCGATTGCGTTACATCTGCACCACGTTCGTATTGATATACGGTGATGGTAGGCTCTTTAACGATCTTTACAGAATCGCCAAAGGCTGTAATTTCACCAGCATAATCAGTATTAGTAATGGCTTCAATTACAGACGCCTTCCTAAAGAAGTTTAGAACTTTCTTAGAATAGACGGCTGGCAAGAAAAACGAATTCGTCTGAGTACTTACGGAGTTCGCAAAGTTAGCGTCAGTATCTGTACTAGGCTCAAAGTATTGGTCACTTTGATTATATGCCATATTTATTTACTCCAAATTAGACAAAAAATTATGATTTGACTACTCTGCCTTCAGTCAGTGCTTGATTAATCTCATTTTCATGGGCATCAAACTCGTCTAAAGACATCGCAGCAATCTCCCGTTCAGTCCAAATTTTAGACCCTTGTGCAGTATCTACAGTTGTAGTTTTAGTCGAAACTAAATCTGCTGCCGAGCCTTCTTTAGACCGTTGTGATTGTCTTCGAGATTGAGGAGGTTGTACACCATTTTCCATTTTATAAAGATCAATAGCCTTAGAAGCTAATTCAATATTATTAGGGTTTTTATATACCCAGTCTTGTATTTCATCCGGCTGTTCCTTTGCCCAAGTATGAAAGCCCTCGTCACCTCGTATATTTTCAAAATCGGGGTGACGATCTCGCAAGCTAGTTTCGGCTTCTCGGCGCATTATATCTGCCTCACGTTGTTGTATTGCAGATAACTGTCCTTGAAGTTCACTTACTTGCCGTTCACTTTGCAAATGAGCAACGGTTTCAACCGTTTCATACAAATCAGGATACTCTTGTCTA